TTTCAGTTTTCGCACCGTAGTCAAGGAATCTACGGTGTTTCGTGCAAACCGGCTGACTGACTTGGTGACAATCAAATCGATCTTACCGTCCAGAGCGTCTGCCACCATCTGATTGAATCCATCACGATGCACTGTGCTGGTTGCACTGATGCCCTCATCGGTATAGACTTTGACAAACTCCCAGTCCTCACGCTCTTGAATATACTTGGTATAATAATCGACCTGTGCCTCGTAGGAAGTGAGCTGCTCCTCAAAATCTGTAGAAACACGTGCATATCCGGCAACTTTTCGCCTTACTTTCTGCGTTGTCGGCTGGTGCGTTTGTAGACTGATTGTTGGCGGTATTACAGTTACTTTTCGACCCATTTCTGATTCCTTTCTCGTGCGGCTTGTTTCATTTCCTCTGTCCAGCTTTCTGCCCTTGATGGGTATTTCCAATGCCGTATATCAGATGTTCCATCGTGAAAGAAAAACTGCACCTCAAACGGTTTCGGAATCACAATGTGATGAATGTTATCTCGAAATACAGCCGCATCAAATTCATCCAATTTAAGTACATCACAGATTAGAGCATATAGAATTGATTCCGGAATTTGCTTTGAACCGGGGCAGTACTTTTTTCCTCGCCTCAAAAAAGTGGCACACATCCAGATGATTCCCTGTGGAGGTTGTTTTCGTTGATAGTTCTTTCCGCATAATCCACAGGTAATAAGACCACTAAGCGGATAACGGTTTGTAGCACCATCATGGGTGTATTGCTCATGTCGCTGAGCCAATATAGCCTTTGCTTTGGCAAACGTTTCAAGGTCAATAATTGGCTCGTGGGCTTCCTCTACATAATATTTTTGAAGTTCTCCCTGATTTCTCGTTTTTTTCTTTTCGATATGGTTATTGCGATAGTACTTTTGGAGCATGAGATTTCCGATATATTTTTCATTTGTCAGAATTTCACGAATTCTTGGGTTTGTCCATAGGTTTCCTTGTCGAGTTGGTATTCCCATCTCGTTGATCTTATTTGCGATTCTCTGTTGTCCCATACCGGAAATATAATCTGAGAAAATCATGCGAACAAGTTCTGCCTCATTCGGTTCGATTTCCAAGACTCCCTCTGCATTTCTGCGATAGCCCAAAATCGTAATACTACCGATTTTTCCGATTGAGAAATCCTTTCGGATTTGCCATTTTCGATTTTCACTGGCTGAATAACTCTCCTCCTGTGCATAGGATGCCAGAATGGAAAGCATCAGTTCGCCCTCTGAACTCATGGAATGAATCCGCTGTTCCTCAAAATAGACATCAACGCCCAGCGATTTCAATTCCCGTACCGTTTCCAGCAGGGTAACCGTGTTTCGTGCAAAACGAGAAATAGACTTTGTCAGAATCAAGTCAATTTCTCCCTGTCTGCATCGGTTCAGCAACTTTTGAAACTCTGCCCGGTTTCCTTTTGTTCCGGTCAATGCCTCGTCTGCATAAACACCGCAGAACAGCCATTCTGGATTGCTCTGAATCAGCTGATTGTAGTAACTGACCTGTGATGATAGCGAATGGAGCATGGCATCCTTTCCGCTGGATACTCTGGCATAGGCTGCCGTTCGTTTCAATGGAAACTGCTTTTTCTGCGGAAATACAACTTTTTGTATCACTCGTGCCGTGATAACCTCCCCCTTTCCGATGACATATTACCGTATGATCGGACGAGAGTCAAGGAATATACTGCACGAGTTTATATCGCATTCCTTGGCTAAGATGCCATGCACACGCTGATAATCTTCTTCTGTTATTTTTCGTTCAGCAAGAAGCGTTTTCAAAATTTGCACCGCTGCCTTGTACTGCATGATCTTGTCCCAGACTTCTTCTTGATTTGCCGTAGCAGCTGCGTGAGCAGTACTTTCTGTTTTTGTTGCCATAGCTTACAAACACCTTTCCACAAAATTGACAGGTACAATCATAATTTGCTTTCTTATTCAGCTTTTCTGAATTGGCATACCACCATTTCAAACGACACGCATCTGAACAGAACTTCTTTTTTCGATGCTTGGGTGTCATCACTAAAGCAGCACCACAACAAGGACACACTGCTGTTTTTCGCCTGCAATAAGAGGCGATTGTATTTACAGACACCCCAAGAATACCAGCAATTCTTTTGTAGCCGTTTCCTTGCTCTCGCAAAGTGTCAATTTGCTCCTTTTGACCCTGCGTCATTTCGGTTTCCTCCCGTATCTAAATTTTGTAGTGACCCAGAAAGGTTCACCATCATAAATACAGTCGAAAAAAGGGTCGAAAAATCGAACCCCCTCTTGAAAATTCAAATGAACGCAAAAAAATCCCTGCACCGGAGTTTTTTCTCCGAATGCAGGGATTTCTTCTTGCCAAATAGGACAAAGCGTGATATAATAGTTGTAGCAGCAAAAGGCGGTGGCAAGTCCGCCCTTTGTTGTTTTGGTTCAAGGTCGGTTGATTTCAATCGACCTTATTTCTTTGCCTCTTTAATGACCTCGTCAATCAGTTCAAGGGCTTTTTAGAGGAATTTATGTATTTTATGATTATCACCGTCTATGTTATTATAAGTATAATTATATTTTAAATAAAATCAGAAAAATTTGCAGAAAGATATTGAAATTGAACCGAGGATGTGTTATACTTTTATTAGTTATACAGAAATAATCCGGTGCGTAAGCGACTATGTCAAGCTTAATTATCACAGAAAAAATTGGTTAACTAATAATCGTAACCGTTGTATGAACTCATTGTAAATTATAAAAATACGTGTTGACTTGGTAAAAATAAAATGCTATAATTTAAAATTGTTATTTTAGAGGTGACGGTTATGGCGAATAAATTTTATGCAGTAAAGATCGGCAGAAATCCTGGCGTATATCCTACTTGGGAAGCGTGCAAAAAGCAAGTAGATGGATACTCAGGTGCTGTTTATAAATCATTCAGTGAAATTTCAGAAGCAGAAACTTTTATTGGCAAAAAGGAAGAAGAGTCTTCATTAGTACCTTCGGACATCATAGCTTACGTTGATGGAAGTTATGATAATGAAAAAAAGCTTTTCTCTTACGGTGTTGTGATTATAATTGGAAAAGACGAATTTTATTTATCTCAAAAATTTGACAATTCTGACCCTGAAATGTTAGGTATGCGAAATGTAGCAGGTGAAATTGCTGGTGCCAGGAAAGCCATGGAATATTGCATTGAACATGGATATAGCAGCATAGATATTTACCATGATTACGAAGGAATTGCTAAATGGTGCAACGGAGAATGGCAAGCAAACAAAGCAAAGACACAGGAATATAAAAATTTCTTTGAAAGTATTAAAGATATAATATCAGTAAGATTTTTTAAAGTAAAGGGTCATTCAGGTGATAAATATAATGATTTAGCAGATAAGCTTGCCAAAAATGCCATTTCAGGAGATGAAATACTTGAAGATTTAACAACAAAAGTAAGCACATCCAGTGTATATATGGATAAAGAAAACGTAGAATCAACAATAAAAGAATGCGGCATTGAGTTATGGAAAGAGTTATTTCAATTTATTAGCTATTCTACAGTAGGACAAGCAGAAAGATTGACCTACTCGGTTCATGATAAACAATCTAAAATAGACTTCTTTTTCAAAAAAGATGGTTCAGTTACAATTAAACCAGTTGGAAATCAAATTGCTACCAGTAAAGTTCTTATAGAAAAAATTGAGTCAAAATGCTTTAAAAATAAGCATGAAAATGCGAGTTGTACATTCGCAAACATAAGTGATGAGACATTCGGCAAATTAATTGCATATTTTAATGCAGATGATAAAGTTAATATTGTTTCCGATGAAGAAAAATCTACATCTCCAAAGCATAGAGCAATTCAATTCAAGAGCAAATTTGGGGA